GGATTTTGACAAAATATATTATCTACAATTTCATAGGAGTTATCTCCATCTCCTTTTTCCACTTCAATAGAACTGGATTTAATAATTACCTTATCTATTGTTATTAATAAATTCTCTTTATTACTTAAAGTAAAATAATTATCTCTGGTAATTTTAATTTCATTTTGTTTTAGTACATCATTAAATAAATAAGAATTTTTACTTATATTTTCATTTCCTATATAAGTACTATAATTCTGTATTTTATTTTCTACATTAAAGATTTCTAATTCACCATTTCTGCTTATACGAGAATATCCACCTGCTAACTCCGATACATATGATATAGCTTTCCTTAATGTTAAGTCAGTAAAATCAGGCTTTATTTCTACTATATAATCCGAATTAACAAATCTTGTATTTTTAAATTTAGTTCCCGCTTTATTACATATATCTTTAGCTATATCTATAAGTTTTGCAGGGAACTGTATATTAGTTTTATACTCTTTTTCAAACTTAGCCATTCTATCAGAAGTTTCTAGATTGATTAACTTCCCATTTTTAGTAACATTATCTACGATAAAATAACCTAAAGGTACATATTCTATTGTTTTATCTTCTAATTCAATTCCTATCTCTATAAAAAGTTCTTTATTTTCAAATATATATTTATCAAATTTCTTATTTTCGTTAATAAGATCTATATCTAAAATAGTCATTATTGCTGTACCTATTTCGAAATCTTCACCAGTTACTAATTTATCTTCTAGTGTATAATTTGATATATCTTCACCTTCTATAACAGTATCTCCAATTGTTATTTTACTTTTTATATATCTAGAAGGCTTTTTAATAGCATCAACAAACTTATCGGAAACACTATACACAACAACACTACCTTTCTATAAAATTCATTTTTAAACCTTGCCATTTTACTTCTCCATTAATATAAGAATAAGCAGGAGCTGTTCTATCCCCTACATACATAGTTTTTGTTGTTATTCCTAGCTGTGGGTCTGGAAAAGTAACTGTAAAAAAAACACTACTTACAGAATTAAGTAATGTTTGTATATCACCCTGGGATAATGGACCCCACTCTAAATTTAATTTCCTTTTAACTGCTATTCTATCTCTTATAAGTTCTCCATTAGCATTTCTATTAGATTCTCCATCTAAATCAGATATTCCAACTTCATATGTTTTGGGAGTAGCAATAACTACTCCTCCAATTTTTATCATAATTATTACCACTCCTTTATAAAATCAATTGACATTTTCCAGTTTGTCTCGTTATCTTATTTATTCCATCTATAGCTTTCTTTCCTATAACTGTATCTCCAATTTTAATTGTTATCTCCAAAGGTCTATCGCTACCACTTGCAGGCATTCTTCCAGATAGCTTTTCTGCCAAATCTGTTATCCATCCAGTATTATTTTCAAGGGGCATTACTACCTCTTTACCTTGTTCGCCTATTATAGAAAGTGTTGGACTATCAACAATTCCTCCTTTTGCTAGCTTAGGAATTTTAGGTACTGTTGATATACTTACACCTGGTACTTTATTAATAACTTTAATCATGGAGTTAATTCCTGATATAGCTGTGTTAACCAAATCTATTATCATATTTAATGGCCATTTAGCTATTCCGACAAGCGAATCAAATATTCCTCCAAAAATATCCTTAATTCCTTGCCAAGCTTTACTCCAATTCAAAGTAAATACACCTACAATAAAATCTACGATACCCCCAAAAACTCTTAATAAGCCTTTTGCTATATCTGATATTACTGCTATAGCTGTTCCTATGCTATCAATTATATAATTAAATATAGTAACAAAAACAGGACCTAATGTTTTAACTAAAAAGTTAACAATAGGAGATATAAATTTATTCCATATTTCAAGAGCTCCATTTGCTAACTTCATTATAAATTTCCCTAATTCTTCGACTAAACCTTTTAAGTGATTATCCCATAACCATGTCAATATCTCTAATGCATTAGTTATTATAGGTTTTATTACACTCTCCCATATAGTAACTATTATATTTTGTATACTTTCCATAAATCCTTCTAAGTTATCTAAAAGTGTTTGTCCATATTTGCTCCATAATGAAGTTAGTATAGTTCCTATATCTGTTACAACCGTATTAATAAATTCTTTTAAACTATTCCATACCTCTATAACAGAATTTTTAAACCCTTCGTTAGTTTGCCATAAATATACTATGTTACCTACTAAAAGACCTATTAATGCTGAAATAGCTACTGTTGGTAAACTTATTCCGCTTATTGCATATCCTAGAGCATAAAACGCAAGTTGCATTCCTTCTATAATTTTGCTCCAATTAGTTATTAATAAGAAACTTCCAAATGCTGATGCAATTCCTGCAATAGCAGATATTATTACTTCTTTGTTACCAACTATAAAATCTTTCATAATTTTAAATGTAGATTTTATTTTATCTGCTAACTTTTGAATCTTCTCACTAACCTCTGTAACACTAGAAAGGAAACCTCCATCTCCCATGTCTAACCCATCTAAAGGATTATTTATTCCTCCTGCACCACCCGAGCCACTACCACCACTACTGTCCGTTCCTTGGTTCAATGTGTTTATTTCATCAATGCCAGCTAATGATTTAAGAGCTTTCTTAGCTTTATTTGCACTATCTCCAGCGCTGTCTAAACTATCACCTAACCCACCGACTGCTGATGCTTGGCCGCTTATCTCTTGTGTCTGTTGTGCTACCGCTTTAGGTTTTCCAAATAAAGCGGTAGTAAACTGTGCTATAACTGAAATAGCTTTTCCTAATGCATTTATAAATGTTGTTAACGGAGGTAGTATAGCGTTGTATATAGGCAGAAATGCTTGTCCTAATGTAAGCTGAACATTCTTTAAACTTGCTATAAATTGATTATGCCTAGTTTGTGTTGTATCTGCTAATGTAGTTCCATACCTTGCATATGTCTGCTCTAAAATTGCCGCTAATCTTATTTGTTGTTGAGTTTGAAAATTTAGTTGAGCCCATGTCTTTCCATCAGCTAATTGTTTAAATGCATCAGTACTTTCTAACATAGAAACTTGTGTATAAACCCCTAAATCTTCAATAGCTTCTGTAGAGCCTAACATACCAGATCTAATTCTTTCAGCTGTATCTTCAAATGTTCTACCAGTTTTACTTGCTATTATTCCTGTAGCTTTCATTAACTCCTGCGTACTGTCTGCTACCCCTTTTGTACTTCCTTCAAAACTAGAAATTAAATTACTATATGTTGAACCATATTTATAGCCTTCTTGAATGCTCATACCATAACTTTGAGATTGAGTTTTAACCCATTCGCCAAATGACTTAGCATAATTTTGCATAGTTCTATTTATGTTATCTACAGAACTCTCAACACTCATAGCTGCCTTTGTACTTTCTTTTACTAAGGCTCCAATTCCAATAGCACCTAACGTAAATTTTATTTTACTCATTATTCCATTTACATTTTTCTGAAACCCACTAATATTCTTTTGAGCTTTATTAAGTTCTTTCTTAACCCCACTAAAATCTGCTCCACCTCTTATTAAAAGGTTTTTAACTGCCAACTACCTCACCTCCCATCATATTATTTAATATCTTGACTTGATTTAGCATTTCATTATCCGTCATTACTTTTTTATTCTTCTTAATGAACTTATCTAACTTAGGTTTATTTTTCCCTAAGAATTGAACTGTCCAAGCAGCATTTATATAAGCTAATGTTAATTTTTCTTCCGCTTCCTCTTCTCTTCTTTGTGCATAACTATTTATCATTAAAGAAAATTCATATGGTGTGTATTGCCAAAATTCTAAAGGTGATATACCACAAAGGGTAGCGAGTTTTAAACTTTCTATTAAAGAAAATTCTTCCTCACTACCCTCTACTTGTTTTTTACTTCTCCACCATCAAAAGATTCACCAAAAGCTTTAGCCATAATTTCTAGAACTTCTTGTAAATTCCCCTTTTCATCTATTAGATCCATTACTCTTGTTGGAGTTAATTTAGAATCTTCATGTACTAATCCAGCACAAATAATAGTAGCTGTTTGCTCCATTGTTAACTCTTCTAAATCAATCTTTCCTATAGGCTTTTTAAATTTCTTTTCGATATAATCAATAGCTTTCATCCCATATCTGAAATTTCTTGTTTTATCTAATTCTATTGGTGTGTACATATCTTCCCTCCTATACTCCTGGTGCTGTTAATGCTAATGTTGGTTTTCCACTCACCTTTATAGTTGATTCAAAACTTATTAAATCTTCTAGACTTGCTCCAGTTTTAAACCCAGTTACTACTCCTTTAAAGGTCCACTTAGCTTTAACTGCTTCTGGAAACTCTATTGTAAAATCTTCTACTTTCCCACTTTCAAAAGAATCGTACATTTTCTTTTGTCCATTAGCTTCAGCAATATCTAAATAACCACTTAAACTAACTTCCCCAGCATCCTTAAATCCACCTATGAACTCTCTATATCCTCCATCACTATCTAATGTAGTAGTGTCTAATGTATCAGCACTAAGTTCTATACCACCTATTTCTGTTAATCCACCAACTTTTATAGCTGATGGTGTAGATCCTATTTTTAAAACAGTTCCTAAACTTCTATTTCCCATTAACTAATCCTCCTTAAAATAAATTGTTGCGGGTACTATTCCCCTATAAACCTTCAATTGATTCTCATATATTACTTCCGTTTCTTCCAATGAAGCTTCTTGTATAAAAAAAACACCCAACTTCGTATCAGTTAAGCGTTTTATCATTTCCTTTAAATTTTTACTTTTAATATCTGCTTCACTAAAAGTTTTAGTCATTACATTTAATACAATATTACTTGTATATAATCCATCATATCCCTCTAATGTCTTCCCTTCCTTTTCTTTATAGAAATACACTAAATAAGGTGGTTTTTCACCCTCTGGAGCATTAGTTGGATAGACTTTGTTATTAAATATTTTATTTAACTCTTTAACTAATTCAGTTATCATTTCCCCAGCTCCTTATCTATCTTCTTCTGCATTTCTTCGATAATTGTTTTCTCTACTTTACCTGAGTTCTCTTCTAATGCTTTCTTAAGAAAATGATATCCAGGTATATATCTACCATTCCTAGCGAAGAAGCCATATTCCATACTAGTTGGATAATATCCTATTACCTTTCCTTCTTTATTTCTCTTTTGAAATATATCGTTTTTGGCTCTATCAAAAACTATTTGATAGACTTTTTTCCCTTTAATTCTAGACTTTTCGCCAACCATCTTTATACCACTTTTAAGTTCTCCTGTTTCTATTGGTGCTTTTGCCTTTGCATCTTTAAAGGAGATATTCATTCCTTTTCTAACAGAAGATGTTACGTGTTTTTGTGGTGTTTCTCCAAGCCTTTGAAGTGATTTATTTAATTCTTTCATTCCTTCAATTTTAACTTTCATAAACTCTCTCCTTACACATTATTTGTAATAGAATGTTTTTCTCTTGAAAGTTTATTGGTGGAGAAGTAATCTCAAAATATCTATCCCAAAACTTAACCCTCATTGCTGATGTTACCCCATCAACATATCGTATATTAATTTTATGTGTAACTTCACTATTAAGAGTTTCAGCAGAAAAGAAGTCCTTACCACTCAAAGGATATATTGCTGCTCTTATTTCTAAGAAGTCTATCCATTCTTCAATAACTTCACCATATTCATTTCTAGATTTATCTAATTTTTGTATTATAATTAGATGTCTAAACTCTCCAGAATTTATTGCATATCTACTCATAGTACCACCTACAATAAATTAACAGAGTGCATATCTAATATTGAATTAACCACTCTATTAGCCTTGTCATTATCAACTGTGTATGCTCTATTATCATACATTTCATTACACAAAATCATTAAGGCTATAGTTAAATCTTCCTTTTCATCTAAGGCTTTTTCATCTAATCCTGTATAGCCTTTTATATATGCTTTTGAAGCAGCTAATATATGACTAAATAACTTATCATCTAGTGTATGACTAACAACTGCATATTCTTTTAAATCATTTATTGTAACCTCGCTAATCTTCATTAGCTACACCATCTTTTTTCTTTTTACTTTCTACTTTCTCTACATACCCAGCTTTAAGAAGGTCTTGGAGTATAGCTTTATCACTACACTCCTTTACTTCTCCTTTGTACATAGAAAAAGCACCAGCAAAACTAACTAATGCTTTTACCTTCATAAGATCACCCCTATTATGCAGATGCCATTACTAATCTAGAAATCTTTTGCTCATTTTCTATCTTAGAATCTAACTCAACCCATCCAACTACTCCTAAAGCGTGTTGAGTAGCAAATTTTTCTCTTAACACTTGAATGTTAACATCTTCACTTAACTTAACTGCTAACCCTGACATATCCCCATAGTAAATTGCTGTTTTATCTGCTGCCATAATGTCCATATTATCAGATGTATAAACATCCTTACCAAGTAATGTATATCCCCATTTAGCTGATATATCTTTATTTAATAGATAGTTGCCATCATTATCCTTTAACTTTCTTATAGCTGTTCTTGTAGCTTTATTCATAATCCAAATGGCTCCACCTTGATAAGTGTCTGGAACTTCTTCTTGGACATCTATTAATTCATCTGCTGTTAAAGTAGTAGCACTAGCTGCAGTAACTTTTTGTTTAGCAGTACTTAATCCAGTAACCTTTTCTGTTGTTCCTTTCAACAATTCTTTCTCAATGAATCTTGCTATACTTTCAGCCATAGCAGTTACAACGAATGAAACTAAATCAAAATTAGAGTTATTTAATAATGATCTAGAAACCTTAGTTAATGCACCAGCTAAATATCCTTTTAACTCAACGCTTAAGAACTTTCCAGAAGTAGATTCTAACTCTGTAAATTCAGTCGCATAAGCTGTAGTTATTGCTGATGATGATTCATCATAGTAAGGTATTGTTAAAGTTCCACCTATATTGTATCTAGTAGCTAGTTGATAAATAGGAGATATATCATATACCTTCTTTATGATTTTATTAGCTATAGATTTAGGTATAACTGCTCCGTTGTCTCCTGATGCTAAATTAACATCTGCTCTAGTTTCTACTACTCCTCTAATATAATTAGCAAATGCTCTTTCTTCTACTTCCTCTACTTTATCCTTCTTGTGATCTACAGGTTTAAAATCTTGTAATGTTCTTTCTTCTTCAATAGCCTTTAAAGTATTATCAATTTTTGATATATTACCTTTAATTTCATTGAACTTCTTTTCTTCATCATCAGTTAATATTCTAGTTTCAGCTTTTGCACCCTCAACTATCTTATTCATTTCTAATAATAATTCTGTCCTTTGCTCTACTAAACCTTTTTCGTTAGTAGGTAATGTTCTGTATTCTGCAATTTTCTTCTTTATCATATTATTTATTCCTCCTTAAATTTTGACAAAATAAAAAAGCCTTATATTAAGACTTCTTAAGATTTTCTATTTCATTTTCATATTTGCTATAATCAATTTCTGTTCTTTGCTCTTCTTTTTTAGATTCATCTATTATTATAGCTTTAAATTCAGTTACTCTATTTTCATTTAAGATTTCTTTATCATCTCTCATTTCAATAGAAGTAGCTATATAGGCCGGAGCTCTAGTATTATCTACTATAGTAACCTCAAATAAATCTAGTTCTTCTACAGTTCTTTTCTGCTCTTCCCAATGGTCTTTTTCAGCATAAAAGCCAAAGCTCCAACCTCTTAATTGTTTATTTTTAGCCTTTTCTATAACTTCTGAATCCGTTACAGTACATATTGCTCTTAAACCTATGCTATCCTCAAATAATTCAAGATTTCCATCTGAAGTAGAGCCTAACTTTCTATTTTTATCATGATTTAATAATAAATCTACATTTTCTCTACGTTCTAAACTTCTTTGAAATGCTCCTGGTTGAATTTTCTCTACAAAACTCCCTCTTACAGAAGGTATAGGCTTACTTTCTCTGTCTACTGCATTAACATATCCATCTAAAATAACACTATCATTCCTTATTTCTATCCTCATTAGCATCACCCCCTTTCGTTTCTGTTACTTTCCCATTGATATCTGATACTTTATCAGTATTTGGAGTATAGAATTTACCTGACTTATTATCATAAAGTACATCATTTAACCCTAGTAGAATCATATCTTCAAAGAATGGTATAGGCTCTTGATTTTCTTCTGCTCTTATATCATTAACAAACATCCATTTATTCCTTAAAGCTATTTCGTAAGCTCTAAATCTCTTTTCTATGTCACCTTTTAACAATTCCTTTGCATCATATCCAAAATAAAAAGACTCCTTCTCTTTTTCTAGAAGTAAGTCCCTATTAATACTTGTTATTAAATTTGTTAGTAATGGCAATAAAGCCATTTTAAACATCTTATCAAAATCTCCGTCATTAGCTTTACCATCACCAGATATTATTGAGGGTGGTACATTAAGTATTTTGCAAATTTCAGAACCATTTGCAACCTTATTTTCATTCATCTGCATTTCTGTTGGCGTAGCTTGACTATCCTTAAAGCTTAGACCTTTATTTAGTACAACACAATTTTCTGAATTTCCTGCATACATACTTCTCCATTGTTCTTTTAATGTTGTTATAGCCTCTTTATCAAGTTTTCCTTCTGATTCAATGAACCCTTTCTTATTTCCTCCTGTCTTGCTTAAAATATTTTCATAAACTAATGAATTGTAAGCAACTGATAATAATATAGGATTTTCTTCTATGATTCCATACCCATCAGCTCCATTATCAGTATTTCTTAGCAGTCTTAAAAAATTATAAGGCCTAAATACTTGTCCATTAACTAAAACATCATAATTTTTAAAAATAGGATCTGTATTCTTATTTATGCTTAAATCTGATTCTTTCACATAATTTAAGCTAACTATTTCATTTCTAACTTTGTTAATATAAATATAGCCATTTCCCATTAACAGATAATCTCTTATCAATGCTTTTTTCATTTCAAAAGCTGTTAAAGTATCTCCAGTTTCATCATTAAGTAACTTAACTCTATTATCATTTTCTATTTTAGTAACTTTCCCTTTTTCTTTCTTCTGAAACAAATAAATAGGAACTGTTGCTACTAATGATGATATAAGTTCAACACACGCTGCTAATGTTGGTATATTTAAAGCTTTTTCTTTTGTTATATTGTCTTCTATTAATCCAGCTGCTAGAAGTAGATCTCTAAGACCTATTTCGTCTTGCTCAAGACTTACTCTTTCTTCTTTATTCTTTCTCCAAAATCTTAAATCCATCTATTCACCTCCCCTCATATCTGATATTGCTATTGTTTTATAATCTCTTCTATTTTCATCTTCACTTCTTTGGGAATACCCTCATTTACCAAAAGTTCTTTCAATACATTTATAATATCCTTGAATAGATCTATGTCTTTCAAACTTACCTGAACTTTCATTGATTTACTCTTGTCCACGCAAGTTGCATTGCCGTATGGTACTAAATAGCCATCACACTTCGCACATCTTTTCCCATCATACTTTGATATTGTGTAATGCCCACACTCTAAACATCTATAAGCAATAAGCCCCATCAAACTCACCTCTTTTAAATTACTTGAATAGTACAATCTAAAGGATTTAATTGTTCTTGTTGTAGCAAGTAAATAGCATTTATTAAAGCTACTACCATATCAACTTTACCTTCTGACTTCTTTTTGTTTACATACTTATTTTTATTTGTATCTTCTGTAACTCTAGCATTTTGAAAGTTTATTTCTAAAAGCCTATTTTCTTCATACTTAAACTTTTTACTTAATACCTTTTCTTCTAAAAATTTTGTTGGCATATGTAGAATGGAACTATGTTGCTTTATTTCAACCATTTCATATCCTGCTGCTTCTAATTTTTGAGCTGTACTTAAGGCATTCCATCTGTCATAACCAATTTGCAGTATTTCAACTCCATAATCATCCTCTAAATTCAATATAAAGTCCTCAACTTCCTTATAACTTATTACTTCATCACCGCAAGCAAAACATACACCATCTTTAATTAATTCCTTATAATTTACATTTTCTTTTTTAGATTTTAATTCTATTTTTTCACTTGGTATGAATCCCCATACCCTTGCATATATATCACCTTCATACTCTGTTACCATAGCTACTGCAGTATTGTCTCCACTCTGTGAAAGGTCAAAAGCTAAATATACCTTCTTACCATTCCAAAAGTCTTTATCAGTTTCGATTTTACATTCTTTAACCTTGGTGATTTCAATATATCCCTCTACACCTAAACCTTTATACTTGATATTATTGTGCTTACATAAGTAGTTTTCTCTTTTATTTTCATAAAGAATAGCCATGGTCCTCATATCCTTTATAGCTTCAAATATATGAGGTGTAGTTACTGCAACTGGATTAGATTGATAAATAACTAAATCATTATCCATCCACTTATCTTCTATTAATAAATCACTATCTGGTTCATATAAAAGGCTAAATCTCCTCTTA